AATGCCTGCAGTACGAGAATCTGGTTGTAGTGAATGCCGCCGCCGGCGTTGTAGTTGTTGTTCCCTGCGATCTCCGAGAAAGCGCCGGCCAGCGTCGATCCCGCGTTGAACACGACATACCCGTTGAGCAGTTTCTGATCGCCGTAGATCTTGTTCGCGGTTGGCGAAGTGCAGGTCGCAAGGATATCGGTCGTCGAAGAAGAAACGACGGTGAACTGTGCCAGCGCGGTTTCCCCGTCAGCAAGGACAGGCGTCGCGCCGGTATAGCCGGCCAGGATGTTCGTAGCCTCGATCACGTTCGGAGGGATCTGCTCATTGACGCAATCGAGGAAGCTATTCACCGTAAAAGTGATTTTGCCGCGAGAGATCTCCGTGTTTGCGATTCGTCCACCGAAGAGCTGGTAGGCGCCGTAGGTATTCGCGTCGCCAGGGCTCGGCATGACCGCACGCCACACGCGCACTTTCCAGTTGCGATAAAACCCTAGCTGCGCTTTCTGATAGTAGTTTGCCGTCGCGATCGTCACGCCGAACGCTGCAACTTTCGGCGACCACTCGATCGAAAGCGTTGTGACTTCCAGGCCGATCTTCGACGTGATCGTGCCGCGCGTGATCGTCGTCGGGTTGAACACGCCCCACGGCGCCCAGGTCAGCGACACTGCTTCATTCGTGAGCCAGATTGCGTTTGGATCCTCGAGTTCGCCGATGAGGTAGAGATCGGGAAGTCGAACCTGATTGTTGCCGCCGGTGAGATAAGCGAGCGTCGCGGCGGTCGTGTCCGCACCTGAGCTGCCGACAACAGTTTTCATACCAAGCCCGCTCTCGAGCTGACCAGCTTGATCATTCCCGACCCATTCTTCGTGTCCGGACCGCCAACCGTCCACACGAGCGCCAGGAACTTTTCGAAGTCCTGCTTGTCCATTTCAAAGCGCACGCGAAAGTAGAAGTTGAACGTTGCGGTGATCGGCTGCGTCGGCGTTCCGACCCATTGAAGATAGAGGCCTTGATAGGCCGCGCCGGGCAGCGTGAGGCCTGGGCCGAGTAGCGTGTAATTCACGCCGCTGCCGCTTTGCAGGACGCCGTTCGCGTAGACCGCGATCGACCCGTTGAGATCTGTGATGTCCTCGAAGAACTGGCCGCCCATGTAACGCTGGACTGGCGAGTAGGAAACGCCGGCGTTCGTGACGACTTGCAGGAGCGCGGCCGGGTTCGGATAGCCGGCGGACGTATAGAGCCCGCGATCGGTCCAGGTCACGCCGGCGTCGACCGTCGTTCCTCCCGCGTGATTGAACGTCGGCGCCGATGGTCCAGCGCCAGTGATGCCCGTCGTGATTGCCGTGACTTGCTGCCAGTGATTCGCGCTGTCGAGAATCGACGCGCCGATCGGAATGTTCCACAGCGGTTTCCATGTATTCGTTGCAAGCGCCGGCCCGACGGAATTGTCGTCCGGATCGTTGAAGAGAAAATCATCGAACGCGCCCTGCCGCGCCAGGCCGAAGCCCATGAGCTGCTGCAGGTCGGTGTAGATGAAGCCTGCCGGAATGTCGTTCGGGTTGTTCTTCAGGTAGTTGTAGATCAGGGTCCAATTCCAAATCGGATTCTGCATCTGCGCAATGCGCAGCGTCACTTCCGCCGGCGAACTTTGCACGATCGTGCTGAAGTTCCACTCTTTCAGGACTTCGATGTCCATGCCACGAATGCCGGCGGGGTAGACCAAATTACTCATCCCAAGCTCCCGCGGCGCCGGGCCCGCTTGATTACTGCCGTCATCTGATCTTCCATCTTCGCCATATCGGATTTGGACATGTTGCCGTGGAAGTGCTGCTCAACGTGAAAGTGGCCTCCGCTACCTCCGCTCGAGGTCCCCGGGCCACCAGAGGCCATCTGCTGCACGCTCTGACTGATATGCGAAGGCAGGACCATTTCGCGAGGATGCAGGAGCGCCAGGCCTTCGGTATTGCCCATGATGCCGCCCTTTTCAAAGGCCATGACCGCTGCAAAAGCCACCGCCGCGGCCGCTGGCGCAAGCACTGGACCGATAATCGGGATCGCTGAGGTTGAAGCGTAGGTGTTGGCCGCCGCGGTTTCCGCGGAAGTGAGCTTCTCGCTATCGGCGATGGTTTGGTGCAGGATCAGGCCGACGAGCTCCTGTTCGCCAACTTTCAGCAGGCTGGTGATCGCCGTCGTCGCGAGGTCATCCCAAACTTTCATCATTGCGCGGCCAAACGTTTCGGTGTGACTCATCCAACCGATGACCGCGGAGTTCAGCTTGTTGGTGATCTGATCGAAGGACTTCTCGAACGATTTAAGCCCTTTGTCGGCGACGTCCTGGACGGCCATGTTGTACTTCTGCATCGCGACGGCGAGCTGCTGCACGAGCTGTTGCTGTTTGGCCAGGCTCTCTTGAATCTTAGGATCCGTTTCGGCGATGCCAGTCTGCCTGAGCGCGTCGCGAAGTTTCTCCTCGAGCGCGATGAGATCCATGATCTTGAACGCTTGCTCGTCGAGGGCCGCATCGGCGATTTTGATCAGGGCTGGATCCGCGGCGCCAGCGAAGGAGCGTGCTTGTACGTCTTTCGACTGCGCTTCAGCTTGCGCCTTCATCATTTCGATCGCATTCTTCCCCGCTTCTTCCTGGAGCCGAGTCTTCTCGACAAGCGATCGTTCGAATTCCTCTAGATCTTTTTTCGCGAGCTCCTGGGTCGTGCGTGACAGCTCCTCCTGTAACCGCTCCTCTTCCTCGGCCGCTTTGCGTGCGCGCTCGAAAAGCTCTTCCTCCTCCTGCATGCGCATGCGAACGACTTTCTCGTATTCGGTTTCCGCTTCCTTATCGGCCTTTTCTGCTGCCTTCGCTGCTTCCTCCGCATCCTTCGCGACCTGCTCTAAGCCAGTCTTCGGGATAGTGACCGTTGCTAGCGTTTGCAGTTCTTCGTGCAGGCTCTGCGTTTTGCGCATTGCCTCGTCTAGCTCTTTGGTGAGCTGAGCGATGCGATCTTTGTCTTCGCCGAGGCCTCCTGGAGCCGTTGGTGTTAGGCCGCCGATGCCCGGAATGGTCGAAGGGATAGGAACGACGTTTTGAAGTTGCTGCGCTGTTAGCTCCGCGCGGATATTCTTTTCACGAAGCAGCGAAGCGTTGTAGGCATCTCCGACAAGCTTTTGCTCCACTTTCAAATCGATCAACTTCTGCTGATCGAGTGCCGCACCCTTAAGCCCGACTTCGGCAAGCGAGATTCTTTCGATGTCCAGTCGTTCGTTGAACGTCACCTGTTGCGAATTCAGTTCTACGAGCTGCGCATACATGGCCTTCGCTTCTTTATTCCATCCGACAAGGGCACTCGTTGCTTCGATGAGCTTGGTGTAGCCGGCGTCGAGGATCTCGAAAAATGCGACGGCTGCGACGATGGGAAACGCAGCCTGGAGGATCGGCCCGAGCGTTGCCGATTGTGCGATGAAGCTACCGAGCGCCCGCGATCCGCGAACGCCCAAGTCCTGGGTTAGGCCGGTGAACGCGATGCGAGAATTATTTACCGAGCGAGTTGTGCGATCGGCGGCCGAGCTTGCTGCCTCGAATTCCGATGCAGAACTGCCTAGCGCGGCTTGCGCTTCCTCCGCGCTATAGCCGAGATTTTTGAGCGCCGAGGCGGTTTCCGACGCCGACATTCCCGATGCTTTGAGTGAGGCCGCGATCCGCTGGCTGCCGGTTTGCACCGCCGACGCAGCCGTGTCCATCCCCGCGGTGATCGACGAGACGTCGAACTGCGCTGCTATGCGTAGGATTTCATCGTCACCCGGCATGCGAAGGCTCCGGTCGGTGTTTCTTCATAGCGTCAAGAACGTACTGCGGCGGCCTGGGAAGCGTTATGTTGGATCCTGGCAATGCCTTACGTTCGGCAGCGGTGAGTTCGCGACGTTTGCGGCGCCCTTTGTAGCCCAGGAAGCCCCTGACCAGGATGTGCGTGGGTGGATATTCGGCCCAGTATTCAAGCTGTGCGAAAACGGTTGGAAGAGGCAACGCGTCGATCACGTCGATTGTCCATCCAGTCCCCGTCGCTAGGTAAGCCCGAATCTCCGGAATTTCTTCTAAGAAGCTGCGGCCGCTGCCAGCTCTGGAATTTTTTTTTCCTCGACCTCGGATTTTAAGCCGCTGAATTCCATGAGCTCGTTGCGTAGACGCTGGAACGTAACGAGATCTATTTGGTCGATGAGGCGATCCGGCTTCCAGCGCTCACCGGTTTCTGAGAGCATCGCGTTGTTAAGCCCCATGCAAATGAATTCCCGCCAGAGGTCCGTTAGTTTTCCTTGATCGGCTTTCGCAGCGTGCTCGATCGTGAAGACCTTGCTCGTGGGATCCATGCCCAACGCCGCGCGTTGTTTTTCCAGGAACTCTTCGACCTGTCTGAGCGTGAGCGGCGCGATCGTAAACTTCGCGCCGTCCAGCTCAACGACTTTCGTTCGCGGCATCGGACTTGGTCACCTTCTGTGCAAATGAAATCGTGAAACTGCTCATCGTGTAATCGTCCAGCGCAACTTTGTGGTTCGACTCGATGCCTTGGAGCAAGTAGGCCCCAGCCTCAATCCTGTCGGCGACTTCCCGAATCAATGCGACGGTTCGTTCCTTGCTCGCTCCGAACTTATAAGGCGAGCTCTGGAAATCGGGCGCGGCATCGTACGCCGTAACGTCAACCGGAAACTTAATTTGCGGCCCGCGAAGCTCGCGAACTTCTGACTTTTCCATTGCGCTCCCTTTTTACGTGGACGTCTGGAACCAATCGAAAACGCGGCCCGAAGGATTCGTATTGTTGCTCGGATTCGCGAAGGCTTCGAAGTCCATTTCGATGATCTGGTAATCGTCGCGCTTCAGCGGCGCGTTCAACTTGCCGGCCTTGCACGCGTAGATGTGAATCCCGTTGCCAGTGCCGGCATACGGTTCGTCGAGCCACATCTCGAACTGCGGGCCGTAGCCTTGCAATTGGTTGTTCACCGTCATCGTGTTGCCGGCGGTCGAGCTGTAGGTGTAGGAGATCTGAACGCCGGCAGCAGTGTCCGCGGCGGCGAAGGTGTAAACGCCCGTGCTCAGGTTGACGCTGTACTGCCCGATCGTTGGGCCCGAGGCGACCTTCGTGAGCGGGAAGAACGTCGTGGTGTAGCGAACACCGAGATCGAGAATGAATGTGCCGCTGCCTGGAGGCGCGATCGTGACCTGGAATGGCGTAGCAGGAATCGTATGCGGTTCGAACGGCTGAATCGCCGTGACGCCGCTCGTGAACGAATCGGCAAAGAACAGTTGATTGAAGACGGTCGTTTCGATGCGGCCGAAGGAAACCTTGCCCGAAAGCTTTTTGTCTGCGATCGCGGTGTCGTCGGGAAACTGGAGGTTGCCGCGGAGTTCTTTGATCGTGGCGCCGAACTCTAGGCCGATCTCTTGGACTGTGCCGAAGAATTGTGGAGTGGGATCAGTCGCTAGATTTTGTGCGTTGGGGTTGCCGAAAAGATACCCTGTTCCGAACTGAAACACGCGATCCTCCTGGCTGCCTCACGGCAGTCAACTGCATCAAATCCCTGTGACGACTTTCAGTGGTATGAGCATCGCCACTTGCTGATCCAGAATGCCGCTGTCGATCAAAATCGATCCTTCGATCCAGGCGTTTGTGACGAGCCCGCCAAGCGTTTGATTCGTTCCCTTCGAGCCGCTTTGCATCTGTGCGTCGATCGCGTCGAGAAAAGCATTGATAGCTGTGTCCGGTGTCGCCGTCGGGCTCGGATCGACGCGAAGATAGATGAGGACTTCAAAGTGCAGCAACCATTTCGTCAGGCCGAATGGCTGACTTTGCACTGCCTGTTCGCCGGAATGAATCAAAAACATCGCCGGCTGTTTGCTGGGGTCGACGTCGCCCCAAATCTTCGCGCGGCGGCCGGTAGTGGCGAAAGCCGGCGCGCTGTTTATCTGCGTCGCCGCTAGCAGTGAGAACAACGCCGCGGCGATCGTCTCGCGTGGATTGTTCACTTGGCGAGCTCCTGGCGAACGGACTCTCGCAGGCCGGCGAAGATCAATTCCCTGCTCTCCTCGAGCGAAGAACGCATGAACGATCTAGATTGTAAGGGGGGATGAGTGACCTTCTTGAAGAAGACTTGCTTGCCGCCCCAAAGGAAAGTTAGAGCCGATTTGTTGATCGGCACGATCGTGTAAGGGCCTCGGCCTCCGTACTCCTGCACACGGCCGTAAAATGCTGGACCGCCGCCGCCTTCGACCGCGCCAGTGACTTCGGTTCCTTCTAGCGTCGTAGGGATTGCGCGAATGCTGCCTGCGAGTTTTCCGGTTCGCTGCTGCAGGACCTGGCCGGCTAGCTTTTCCCCGACGATCTTCGCTTGCAAACGGAACATGAGTTCGTCCATTTTGCGCATGACTGCCTGGATAATTTGCGGGCCGCGCGCGCGAAGGGATTGCGCCAGGCGTTCGTCGCTGCCGTTGAAGGAGAGCGTCAGCATTCCGTTCCCTTGCCAATCCTGAGCACTTGTCGTAGGCTACAACTCATTCCGGTGAAGTTCTGGCGAAAACTCGTTACCTGGTGGCTTGGGAAATTCCCGCCGCGCTGCTTATTTTGCGGTGATGTTATTCCAATCGGCCAGGCCGTCTGCGACAAAGAAGCGTGTCGTGAATTGCAGTCCGACTCCCAGATTTTCAGCATGTGACTGGCCTCTCCTTCAACGCTCTGACGCCGCTCCAGCCATAATTCCAGCCAGTGCTCCTATCGGGACGCCGCCGGCTAAAAGATTGTTGATCGACGCGCTGATTGCTGGCGCAATGATAGTAGTCGCGGCCACCTGCGTTGGGTGAACGCCGCCTGTCTGGAAAAGAATCGGATTCGCATACGCCCCGGGCCCCACAAGCGAAGGCGGCAAACTCACAAGGCCATCGGCAAACGATGAATTACCGGCCAAAAGCGCGTTGTACGCCTGTATCTGCGGGTCGATCGTGACGCGAGACAGCATCGGAACGACGATGACTTTGAATCCTGCTGCGTGACGCGCGGCACAATAGGTTTGTAGGTCGGCATAGACCTGTGAGATCGTACGGCCCATGTCGCCGATGTCGTTCGTGCCTCCCCACGCGACTACGATGTTTCGAATCCCCGGCAGGAAAATAGAATCGACGCTTGTCGGCGCTGTGGCGATCATCGATTGAATTGAGTGCTGCGCGGTGTTGGTAACGCCTAGGCATTTAGAAGGCACGCCCAGATTCGCGATACTGATCAGCACTTTACTTCCACTGACAAGAAGAGAGCTGGTCCACGGCGTTACGATGCCGTAGCCCGCTGTGATTGAGTCGCCATCGCAGACGATATTTAGCATCGTGTTTGCAGGCGAGTCGTAGCTCGTCGCCGAAAAGGTCGGAACCGTGAAGCCCGAGGAAAGCGAACTGAAAGTTGCAGTGTTGTTGAATTGGTGGATACCTGGCTGTCCGCTCGTGATCGGGGAGCTGGCGTCCGTCGCTTGAAGGATGTCCTTGGTGCCGTTCCAATCGACCGTCAGCGTGTTGCCGATCACGGTTATGGTGATGACGTCTCCTGCGGCGCCGGCGACCGCTACCGACGCTAATGTCGTAACCGTGCCTCCGCTCGACGAGGTTGCGCCGACAACTTTTTGTAGATACAGCGTCGTCGAACTCTCTTCGGCGACGTAGTAAGAAGCCGTTCCTGTCCCCGCGCCCTGTATGCGAACCGCCGGCCCGATGGCGTCCGTAGTTCCATTTAGAGAACCGATGACAACTGTGACCGACTGATCCGGCGTAAAAATAACCGCGGCATAGGCGGCCGCGTTGAAATGGCTCCCACTCGCGCTTGTTCCTTGAGCGTTGCTGTTCGTGGCGAAGCCGTTAAGTGCGTTCGTCCAGTTTGGACCGAGCGAAGCGCCGACTCTGCCGAAAAATTCTGATACCTGAAACACTGTTCAGTCCTTTGGTTTGGCGACGGCCTTTTTCAACTGTTCGATTTCTCTCTGTAGTCCCTGCACAGCGTTAACCAAGGCCGCGACAATGGGCCGATCCCCTTGGGGCAGACTCAGATAGTCGATGCCGTCGTGGGTTTCCGTAGCGACCGCTTCGGGAATGGCCTTCTTCACATCCTGAGCGATGAATCCAATTTGCCGCATGTTAGGGTCTAAGCCCTTCAGGCCGGTGATCTTCTGATCGTCATTTCTCCAGTTATACGATGCGACGTGCAGCTTCATCACGTCGGCCAGTCCGCGGGCGAACGGGTGAATATTCATCTTCAATCGGGCGTCTGAGGCAGCTGTGCAAGTGGTGACGATGCCGCCCGTAGCGGCGAAGGTCGCAGAGCACAAGGTCGATATGGTTAGCCCGACGTTGCCGCCGCCGACAAAAGTCGCCGCTTTCATCGCGCCGGCGGCATTACCTGCACTCGTGGTATCTACGGACAACACGCCGGCCGAAGGATGCGACAAAAAGGTGTCAGGGATTCCAACGCTGGAACTGGAAGGCGACCACTGCAAGCTGGCTGCCTGGACAAAACGTTGGCCGCCCGAATACAGCGAAAAGGTGTCGGAGCCGGCCGCCGCATAGCTAAGAACGTTGGTTACCTGTCTAAAAAAGCCATTCGATATGTCGGCGAAGGTGAGGGCGGGCTTCGCGGCCGTGCCAGCGTACATGAAGTATTGATTGTTCGGAGCTGCAGTCTGGCCCACGAACGTTCCTCCACCGGAAAATAACGTGGACGATGGATTGAGCAGGTTTGAGCCGGTGATGAAAGCGATGCTATTGGTATCACCGGAAATGATCGTGCCCGAAGCATTACCGTAGCCGCTCGGCGTATCAAGCGTCAAATACGATGTTGCGAGTAAAAATTCCGGCGAGGCCGTCGCATCAGCGATGTCAGGAGTAATCCAACTTACTTCTGCGTAACTAGCATATAAAGCACCTGCCTGAAGGATTGTGTTCCCGTCGATGGTTACGGGTGCAACCGCGCCGCCGTTATGTTCGGGACTGCCTCCGACCAGCGTAGCCTTTTGATAGCCAGCTCCAAGCGTTGAACTCCCAATAAATGCATACGCGACCACCGTGCCATTCTGTGCCTGTTCGTGATCAAACTTGTTGCCGGTCTGTGGAAGTGTACTATTCGTGTTAAAGACGATCGAGCAAACCCCCGAACCGCAACTTGTAAGCTTTGTTCCGTGAAATGCATTCGAACTGCCACCTCCGATTGACCCAGAAGGATTCGAATATATTTTCCTTGGTACATAATTTTGTGATAAATTCAGGTTATCGAACTCCCCGAATTGTGTCCCGTAAAGGACTAATCCCCCCGTTGGGCTCGTCGACGTGCTCGTCGAGTCGGTCGCTCCCTTCATCGTAACATCGCGCATGACTGTATTTGCGTGGTTTCCAACATAGGCATCCGTGCAGGCTACTTGTCCATTGCAGTCAAGCGTCAGGCCTTCGACGACGTACTTAGAATTAACCTGCATTGAGGCGACATTGGTCTGATTCAGCAGCGTGCAAGGCGTGCCGTTGGCCTTGAGCGTCGCGGATCCCCAAACGTGAGAGAACGTGCCGGGGTTGAAGGTGCATTCAGTAAACGTGGCGACGCCAGGAAACCAAGCGTTAACGTAGGTTCCGAGCGTCAGCGCAGTTGCGGAGCCGTCTCCCGCTATTCCATCTGGAAAGACTAGCGTGCCTCCGGATGCAGAAATCCCGATCAAGTAGGTGTTCGCGTTATTCCCCTTGATCGTCCAGGTCCCGTCAGCAAAGGTGCTCACGTC